TGGACGGTCACGATTCCAGCCACGTCTGTGGCAGTCAGCTGGATTTCCGGGCGGGCTGCAGGGGTGGGCGCAGCTGGGGCAGCCGGGTCCGCCAGAGCAGCGGGGGCCACCACAGCGGGGCCATCCAGGGGGAAGGAAGCGTTATCCTGCGCCACTTCCAGCAGCGCTTCCCGTGCCTGTTCCCGGGAAAGTTCAGGGCGGTACTTCTGCATCAGGTCCACCTTGCTGATGAACCCCAGCCGCACCATCCGCTCGTCCCGGTCCAGTTCCGCTATGAACTCGTCCACGGACGCTTCGGGCAGGTGGTAGGTCAGTTCCCACCCTTCCGTGGGGTAGCTGGTGTTCCCGAAGGTGTTGCTGATGCTGGCCATCAGGCCCAGCAGTTCCACGTCCCCCTGGCGGAACTGGGGAAGCATCCGCAGGGCCAGCCGGCGCTGGGCGCTGCGCTTCAGCTGGATGGCCACCCCAGACTGGGCGGTATGGCCCGCTTCCAGGTCCGCCGGGTGAATCCCGATGTTGGACAGCACGCTGGCCTGGAAGGTCACGATGGACAGCGCCATGGCTGCGGGGTCCACGGGGGTGTTGTATTGCCCCACGCTGCCCGGCTTGTCCCCCCGGCTGGTGAAGGCCAGGATGCTGGTGGGGTCAGTCTCCACGGAACCCGTGACCGCAGCCCCGCTTCCGCTGATGCTCATTCCCTGCAGCATCAGGTCAATCACCCAGCGCTGGGACCAGCTGGCATCCAGTACGCACTTGCCCCACGCGGTCCACAGAATAGCGGTATCCAGCGCAGCGTGGACCAGTTCAGACAATGCGTAGGCATCCCACGGGTCAGCGGTGTCCTGCGCCCGGTACTTCACGAAGGGCAGATAGGGCTGCCCCCCTTCCTTCACGTAGGGCCAGGGCTGGGGGTCCGTGACCACCCGCACCGTGATGTCCCGCCCGCTGGCGTCTTCCACGCGGAAGTGCGGCTGGTCGGGGTTGCTGATGTCCCACACAGCCCAGGCGGGGATGCTGTCCCCGTCCACCGTGTAGCAGCGGGCTGCCTTCAGCACCAGCACGTCATCCGGGTCACCCGGGCGGGTGACAGTCACCACCGTATCCGGGGTCAGGGGCGACACCACCACTTCCCCGCCTTCGGGGTGGTAGGGGATGGCCACCCATTCCACCTGCATGAAGCACTCCCGAAGTCCGATAACGGACTCCGATGCCCGCTGCATGATGGACCACAGGTGGGCTTCCGCCATCAGGTGCTTCCAGCGGTCCTGCTGGGCTTCATCCAGGTCAGGGTGGTGGACGGTGGGGGCAGCATCGTACTGCACCGCCAGCTGGCGCACGGTGGAAGCAAAGAGGTTCAGGGACTGGACGGGCCTGCCCAGGTTGTAGCTGCGCCCGGGGGTCAGCCGTTCGTTCAGGCGCTGGCTGATGTCCTGCTCCCAGTGACCGTCCAGCATCCGCCTGCGCACCCTGGTGTGCTCCCAGCGGGCAGCGTCCGCCGGGTCAGCGGGAATCAGGACAGGGCTGGTGGATGCCATGGGGTAGGACTCCGGAGGATAGTACCTTCAAACGGTCAACAGGTCAACGCACCCGCAAGCGGCTGATAGAAGGCAGCGTCATGGACCAGGCATGTAGCACGGGCTGGCTGATGTAGCGCAGCGCGTCCAGCGGGTGCTTCAGGTCTTCACCCTTTGGCCCGGGCGCGTAGTTCTTCAGGCTGGTAATCAGCCCCGCGCAGCCACGATGCACCTTCAGCGTGCCCCGCATGAAAGCAGCGTTCACCAGCTTGCTGCCCAGTTCCACGCTGCCCTTGCCTTTGTCGGGGGCTGTGATGGTGATGGTGCGGGCCCGCAGCCCAGCTGCAGCAGCCAGCGCATCCCCCAGCACTTCGTTCACCTTCATCCCTGCGCCCATCTTCCCCGCGCTGTTGATGTCGCCCACGATGCGGGCCACGTCCGTAAGGGCCCAGCCCCAGTCCTGCAGCCTGGTCACAATGGCCCGCGCGTCCGCTTCGGGCAGCGTGGTGGTGGTGTTCACGATTTCATCCAGCACGATGAAGGTGGAATCCGTCCACAGGCACAGCAGCGCCACCTGCCTGCCGATGCCTTCCCCGTGGTCAATGCCGATGCCCAGCCGGAAGGGTTCTTCCACGGGCAGCTGGTCATCGTCCACGATGCAGCCTTCGTCAAACCCGGTGAAGGTGCGGTCCAGCACTTCCCCTTCCCAGTCCCCGAAGATGGTTTGGCGGTAGGCCCACGGGCTGGCAGCAGCTTCCGCCAACCACGCTGTGACCTGTGCGTGCGTGTACCACGGGCAGTTCCGCTGGCTGAACTCCACCACCACCTGTTCCCACGGGCTGCCCGGTTCTTCCACCATCCGGCGGAACCACTTGCTGGGCCTGCCTATGGGGGTGAAGGTACACCACACCCAGCCGCCCCTGGACACCACGCGCTTCACGCACTCCAGGAACACGTCCGGGGGCGGGACTTCATCAATCCACACCCCGTCAAGGTCGGACCCCGCGTGGCTGATGGCGGACTGGTCCTGACTGCGTATCTCGCAGGTGGACCCGTTCTTCAGCCGTATCAGCTGGTGCGTCCACCCATTCTCCAGGCTGAACCTGCAGCCCGTGGCCAGCGCGCTGGGGGGCAGGAAGCTGTGCAGGTATCGGGACACCACGCTGATGGACTGCTGGTAGGTCACGCCCACCGCACGGAAGCGTCCGCTGGGGGTGGCCAGCATCAGGGCTGCCAGCTTCGCAGCAGCGTGGCGCGTCTTCCCGGTGCGATTCGCTGCCCGCACCAGGATGCGCTTGCCCTTGCTGCCCATGAAGTCCCGCAGCGCGGGGGACGGGCTGAACAGCGCCAGGGGGTTATCCGCCAGCGTGGCGCGGATGCGGTCCAGGTTCATGGGGCTGCAGTCACCCGGGCCAGCGCTTCCGCCAGCACGTCCGCAGGGATGGCTGCCAGGGCTTCCACCAGTTCGTCCCGGGTGGCGTAGGGCTGGACCAGCTGGCCTTCGTCCGTGCGGTCCCCAGCGCGGAAGCTGGCCCGGTCCAGTATGCTGTTGGCTGCCTGCACGCGCACCGCCCCTTTCTCGTCGGGGTCCGCGTTGACTTCTATCAGGGTGTCCGCCGCAGCCCCCGCAGCGTGGCGCAGCCGGGTCCACACGTCTGCTTCGTACTCAGCGCGGGCCACGTCCAGCGCAGCGCTGAAGACAGGCTCCGCCTTCCAGCGGTACAGCAGGGCGGTATCCACCCCGAACTTCTGGGCAGCAGCGCGCCAGGACAGCCCATCCCGCACCACCGCAGCAATGACTTCCACCTGCCTGGACGTAAGGGACAGGGACCGCGCTGGATGGGCTGGCATGACGGAAGGGTAGCACCACGTCCGGACAGCAGCAAGGGGGGTGGGGTACGCTTGACCGGGCCCCGGGGGGGTGTTGATAGTACCTATCTGAGTCCTAAAGTCCCACCCCCCGCTGACCGATGCAGGGGCATGGACATCCCCGCTGTGTGTTGTGGAAAGCCCTGCAGCGTGGTCTACATGACCCGGGGCCCGCTGACCGGGTGCTTGATGTACCTGCTGCGGTGGGCGGACGGGTCGGAAACGTGGCTGGCTGCCCAGTTCGTCCAGCTGGTGCCCGCCCACAGCGAAGGGTACTGACGGGGGCTTCGTTCGTATCGTACCGCCCCCCACGAGGTTACGAAGGAAATAGCGCAGGATGATCCGGCTGTTTCGTTCGTATCGTTCAATCGTACCCACTTCCCTCTATAGTGTATTCTCGCGTGCATGGTATTACCCCCCTTCTAACTATACTACCTCTCATTTATTTCTATACTCTATAGAGTAGGGGACGATATGAACGATACGAACGAAAGTAGGCTTAGAACCGCCACTCTCAGATACGTCCTATCCGACCCCAACGAACGAATAGAACGAACTGAACGGATGCGCAGGCATCCCCCGCTGATGCGCACCACCACGCTGCTGTGGAAGGAATCTTCCGGAAAGCCCTTGACCCCGCTGCCCGCTGCGGGGTATTACCCTCTGGTCGGGGTTACCGCCCCATCCGTTCAAAGGGCAGGCCCACGGTGG